ATCTCGTTAAATTATGATTCACAGATAGAATTTAACAATATTAAATTCTTCATGAGAATTTTATGATTCACGATATATTGATGTAATAATATGTTGTGAATCATAAAATAATTTTGGACCAGCCCCTTATCACAAAATATGACTTTATTTGAACCTTGATAGCCGAAATTAGCTTCTGATGTACATCCATCTTCTTGGCATATTTTATTTTTCACATTAATCATACCTTCTTTTTTATGTTTTGTACAAAATATTGGAGTTTTTGTTCCTATATAGGCATAACTTGGGTCAGTTTCACAGCCATTTTTGCGACATTTAGGGTGAACAACATCAATCATTTCTGGTTTTTTATGAGCAGAGCAATATAATGGTTTCCTATCTTCATTATAACCGAAACTTGCGATCAATGCACATTTTTCTTCAATACAATATTTCCCTTTTAGATTTGTCATTCCATCTTTTTTGTGATCATAACAATAACGACAGCAACCTTCATTATAACCAAATAATGCACATTTTTGACATAAGGGTTCTTGGCACATATATGATTTCTTTTGTTCAGTTGTCTGTCGGATTTTTAGGATGATCTTAGGTTTTAGAACTGTTATTTTAATCGGATGTCTTGAGCTCATTTATTTTATTTATTTTGGATAAAATAAATGACTTTTTCAAATTTTCAAAAATATCAAAGTAATTTAATCTTGAATAATCCATTGTTTAGTTTACTTTGAGTCGGATATCAATACCCATACTCTCCAATTCCTGCAACAGAAGTTTCATGGCGTATGGTAGTTGTATCTGCATAATTTCATCATCTTTAATTGGTTGTCCGTTATATTTAAATACATTGGTTTCTGCGTTGCCCACAATAATTGCTTCCTCTTTTTTACTAACATAAACCTTAAACAGATCAGAAGAGTCCATCATTCGCTCTTTTAGGAACTTTGGAATACCGTGCGCGATGAACACGTCTCGCTCCATCTCTCCCAAACGGAGCCCCCCGTCTCGGGACCGCCCTTCAGCTGGCTGGCGAGTTAGGAGTTGTACTGGCCCACTTTCACGTGAATTACCTGTCCAGACGGGCAATCCGTTACGTCTGACGTAAAATACCTCACTGGGTACTTGTAAACAGTATACTGGGCCAGTATAATCATATACTTCCTCAATTTGGATATTTTGTTCTTTATGATGTCCATGATTAACTGCTGGGTAATTTTTGCTCTTAATAACACTTAATCTCCACATATCATATTGCGCTGTGATTTGTCTTCCTTCATGCAATGTCGAATGTCCGGCTTCGAGATGTTTTGTCTTGTTTGATGACCACCCAGCGTGGAGACAGAGACGCATGAACTCATCTGCTAATTTAACTGATGATGTGTAGTAACAAGAGCCACCTTCATGTTTAAATGTTCCATCACCCAATTGCATATTGTAAATCAACTTCTGACATTGTTGTTGACTTAATTCCCAGACCCATGATGGTAGATATTTATTAGGGTCATAAACACTATATGTACTCAGATATGAATGTAGTTGTTTGTCACAAATAGTAATTTTGTCATCATTGGAGTTGGATCTACTATAACCAAGTTTTTCTATGGCATCAAATATGACATTCATCACTCTTTCTTTACATTGGCAAATTTGCACACGTGTGCTTGTTGTTGTCCAACCTTCTGCGATCCAGATACCGAAGAATGTTAACCACGCATCCATATCAAATATTTTCTCTGATTCTTGATCAATTGCAGGTAAAATGAATTGATAATCTGGTTGATTCCATTGTGCATTTTTCTGATATTTGACATGTTTACCAACAATGTTTTCAGCTTGAACTAATTGATATGGTAACCACTCTTTTTTCCTTCCATATGGGGCAGACACCCACATTCTGTGATTGAGTGTAACGTCGAGGTCAATCTGCTGATTCTTGATATGATACATCTTACCAGAGTAATCAGGGAACTGTAGGATTTTAATTGGTTTATCATACACCAATAATCCATTTTTAATTGTTGCCACTTGATCTTCGAGTGTCACGTGTGTGATTGATTTCCATCCAGCTGTTGTCAAAACTTCATGGTCAGCTTTTAAACAATGGACTTTATCATCGACCATATGTTTGAGCCGTTGGTAATATGTGGGTCCATAGAAGAATGTTACATCAAACATGCGTCCGGTTTGTCCATTATACATAACTTCATTACCGAGCTCATCCATGCCGAAAGTCTTGAGTGTTTGTTTGAATGATTCGAAATTGTAAGAAACAAATGGTGTAGCATCTTGCATCTTACCAGTACAGACAGCTACTCTACCCAGCAAGGTCTCCAATAATTTACCAACAGTCATACGTGATGGAATACCGTGTGGGTTCATAATCATATCAGGGACCAAACCACCACATGTGAATGGCATATCATACGATTTGTATAAGATACCTGTTGTACCCTTTTGTGAATATCTGCTGGCAAATTTATCACCTATTTCTGGTTTCCTTAAGACACTGACACGTGCCTTAACAATTCTGTTTCCTTCTGCATTGTAAGGTAGAATCTTCCCTTCTGGGTCTGGAATAACTTTATCAACTTCCCCATGTTCATTTTGTTTGATGGGTGTACTGACATCCTTATAAATAAATTCATGGTCTTTTTCTTTTGTTTCCTTCATCTCTATAACCTTACCAATAATCACGTCACCCGGACGTACCTTTTTACCAAGAATTGGTACACCATCACGGTCAATGGCATCGTATGTGCCACCAATTTTCGCATCACGTGTCGGATTTTTATCTGGTTCGGGTTTGGTAAATCGTTCAGTTGCTGTAGTTACCGATCTATTTTTGACCGCTTTATCAAGATACGTTCTGAAAAATATTGTATTGAAGAATCCTCGTTCCACGGCGTCTCCGTTTACAATAATAGAATCTTCTTGATTATAACCAGTATAGCACGCATATAACAACATTGATGTTACACCGTGCGGCAGTTTGTCCATAATCACATATTTGGCTGTACGTGTCGACACAAGTGGTTTATGTCCGTAAACCAAGACATGAGCAAGTGTATCCATACGGGAATTATAGTTAGTGACATAATACCCAATTGATTGTTTGGCCATCGATGACTGGTAGCAATTTCTGGGTGACTGGTTGTGATCAGAGAATGGAATCATTGAGGCAACTACTCCCATCATCATCATCGGATGAATTTCACAATGAGTATATTTAACATAATGACTGTCTTGTTCTTTTGCTTGCGCATTGAGAGTCATATCATAATGTGTCATTGCAATCATTGATGTTTCTATCTCATTAGTATCCAGATATTCAATGACTCCACCATTGTCCAATTGAGCTGTTTTGGCATCAATTTTGAGACCCATCAATAAGTGAGGCCACTTAATGGCTTTACTTCTTAGTTTTTCCCGAAACTCTGGGTTATCATCAAATAACTGTCCAATTAATAGTTCATCATTCTCCACAATATACAAGGGTCTTGAATATCTACCACCGTCAGTTTGAATATGAATTTCCTTCCATTCGATAAACCATGCAATGGATATATATGGTACAATGACACCGTGTCTCTTGAGAATCTTCAATCTATTGTACAATGTGGAAGTTATATTTTCTTTGATGACTCCGAACCATTCACCGTTAATAAAGATTTTTGTACAACAATTAATATCCTTAGCAACTGTTTCAATTAAGTCGATAACACCAAGTTTGTTCAAGATAATTCTCATTGGATAATCACTTGTTTGGATAGTGACATGGGTTTGCATCGCCAAATTTTTAACAATACCAATTTGTTGGCCTTCTGGTGTCTCATTTGGACAACACATACCATAATGCGTTCCATGCAAACGCCGTGGCGGAACGATTTTACTTCCAGCTCTTTCCAATGGTGATTGAATACGACGAGTATGTGATAGAGCACCAGCGAATGACAATCTATTTAATACCTGTGCGATACCTTTGTTGCTTGATGATAAACTACTCTTTTGTGTGTTCCAATTACCTGTGGCCAGACCATATTTGATTTTAGAGTCAATATTACACCCCCTGATCAAATCACGAATTTGTTGGGGAATTTTGGCTGTATCAGTCATTAAAGGTAATAGTTTGCCCCTCAAATCCCTAATCAATTTGATAAAATGTGCTCGGAATAACTTGTTGAGAAGATGCCCCGCCAAATCAACACGTTTATTCCCATAATGGTCACGATCATCAAACGGTCTCACACCGAAATAGCAATCGATCAGTTTACGTGTCATATAGCCAAGGAAGAATGCTTTTTTCCTGAAAGTTTGGCCAATTTGTTGTCCAATTTGCCCTATGTGTGGGAATAGTTCACGAGTCAGCACATCTTTAACATATTTGATTTGACAATCAGCATGTTGATCCTTAAATGATTGACTAAAGGTGATATTTAACCTTTCCGCTAAATATTTTAATGCTGCCTCTTGTGTGGTAATGCCAATAATTTTACCGCCACCCGCAGTCGCGACACGGGCTTCGCCAACAGAAGGTATTAGAAAATTGGTATAATTGGATCCGATTGTGTCTAAATCAGGTAGAATCATCTCAAACATTTCTTTTTCTTGTAAGATGCCTAGAGCTCTGAACATAATAAAGAGGGGGATATCCTCCTTAATGAGAGGCATACGCACATACAAACACCTACCACTAACGTAACCTTTTTCAGCTGCCTGATTCCGTGACTGGTTCCGTGATCTGGCAGTTGGTTCCTTCGATAGTTTGACCAGATTTGTCTTAATCGGGTAAAATCTTTGGTCAATTGCTGTTTTAATCTCAGCTATATGAGTAAATTTGCCTGTTATTGTTTTCGGTGGAGTAAAAACAAAAACTTGGTTTTCTGCCACTCTTTCTTGTGAAACAATAACTTTTTCACTACCATTAACAATAAAATAACCACCTTGATCATATTCACATTCACCCAGTTCAGGTAGACTGCTCTCGTTATGATCACTCAAGTGACAATATTTCGAATGCAACATTACTGGTAATTTGAGGAAAGGTATCTTATTGATTGTTTCAGTTTGTGTCACCGGTTTCCCTCCGTCAGATTTGGTTATGGTATATTTAACATCAATGAACATTGGCGCTGCATATGTTAATCCGCGTAATCTAGCTTCATTTGGATACAATGATTTAATTACATCAGTGTTTTCATGAATAAGTGGTTTACTCAGATATGTTTGACCAAATTCAATCACCAAACTTTTTCGGAATTCTTTGCCATCATGATCAGTCGCAATAGTTACGGGATTATTTCTTTCAATAATTTGTGGTATGAGGTAATCAACCAAGTTATTATACGAATCTAACTGATGTTGTGTTAAAACTTTATTTTGATTAAAATAACAATCAAGTGATTCCCAAGTATCCACATCCCAACTAAAGGTAGATTTTGATGCCATATCTACTATAAATATATTATTATATTTAGATAATAAAATGAATGCATTAAATCAATTTTTATAATTTTATATGATTACGCAATTTTAATACAATGTAACCCCACAAAGTTATGAAGATGGACAACATATTACCAGACGCAATTCGAAATATCTGTAATTATAGAGTCAACTTCTGTTATCTTATTGAGTAATGAGACGCCCGACTACAAATAGTGACAATGATAATATTCCCACATTTAGTAACACATATAACTTGTTAGTTGTATTACGATTGATGGATTGATTCATTAATGGCGATTTATTTGCGAGATTTAAATCTCGACAGTACATATATGTTATCACTCATTTGTATCGAGAATGCATCGAACATTGATTAGACACTGTGTGATCAAAAGGGACGAATATATAACACAATTAAAGCAAATAGTTACCAATACATTAAATTACCGTATGATAATACTCAAGAAATAAAATATATCTTCAAAATAGGTCCAGTTTTTATATAACATTGTCTGTAATGGGCAAAATTTCACACATTAATCCTAATTTGCAAATACATCTTGAAATCAAGGATGCGATACAACACCCACCAGATGCAATTGATCCAATTTGTCCAAAACCTAAATTTGCCCATTATAACAAATTATTAATTACACCAATTAATAACGTTTATGCACGGGTTGAGATTCCAATCACACACTTACTCTATGATTTATCACATGGTACATAAATGTGCACAAATGTTATCGACAATTTCAACCATACGGTGGTTAATTATATACAGCCGATGCTTTAGGGGTAGACGGCTCACTATCCGTAGTTGTTTTTGGTAATGTGAGTGGGCGCTTGATAACATAATTTAAGCAGTGATTACTCGCAAGTATTTGTGGAATGGTCATATTATCATGTATATATTTGTCACTGATATAACCAACATAATTAGACATAGTTGTTAATACATTATCATATTTGTAGTAAAATGTCTGGGCTGATGTATTAACATCAATTACATCCCATGTGCTAATAAGAATACAATTATTTTGATTATATTGTTTATTGGCATAATAAACGTCTGTCATTAGTGTTTTAGACTGATCATATAAGGGTCTTGGATATTTATTATTAATAAAATCCAAGGATTTATATATTAGATCGTTTGTAACTACACACTCATCATAATAATGAACATAATCACTATAATGATCTAAATGAGCACTTTTAATAACATTTTAAAAATTTTGGTTGGATGCAGTCCAATAAGATATGTTGGTCAAGTTATGCATTCTGTCCAAAAATTCATATGCATATGGACGCATCCAAATATATCTAAGCTGTGAATTTTGATCACTTATATGATCAGGTGGCCAATACTTGAGTAAATAATGATCCGCTGTGATTGTGTATTGATTTAAGAAATCTGTGAACATGTAGGATGTCAATAATGTACCATCTATATCTAATACTAAGTCGCTTTTAAATGGGTCGAAAATATTGTTAAATACTCGTTTGTATTTCTCGTAAATGGATAAAAAATGAATTGAGAAAATGTAAACAGTTTTAAATGATTATATGTGGTATAATAATACCACATATTGTGTGGATCTACTCTGTTTGGATCACTATTGTAAAGAGAATGAGTGTCATCAATTTCAACTAAATATACAAATGAATATCTGACAATTGTTTTTATAAATGTCTTTTTATGTATGTCTTTACACCGATTAATCTATTAATTATAACATTTAAATTATTATCACAATGTAATTGATCATTCGATTGATCTTTGTCAGTTGATTGAATAGAACAACGAGGAACACACCAATTGTGATCAGTATATGTCAAAATGACATGTTTTGACTTGTCAAGTATGATTGCAAATACTGAGAGAATCTCTCAGTTAGACAAATATGTAAATATTTGTCTAACTTGTCGGTATTTAATGTAACTGTATCCCATAAATTGTCATCGTCCGATAGTTGAATATCTCGATGAAATGTCAAAATATTATCAACAATTGTTTTATATGCTGAATGAATATGTTCGACAAATTCATTCATTTTTACGAGATTATAACAGGATCTCGTAATATTTTGATTATAGAATCAATTTTCATATTTAAAATACAAACTAATATTTTTCTAAAATAAAATTGACAAAATAATATATCACTATATAATTATAACATAACAATGGTTGAGACTGAAAATATAATTGAGCCTGAAAATATGATTGAGTTGATATATGAGGAAGGGTCTGATTTACATCGAAACTTATTACATTCATTGTTTAAAAAATGTAGTGAAACGGGAGTAAATGAACATCAAATGTATCCATTTGTGTATGCGATTGGTCTGAAATATTTCGGTGACGTGATTGCGATAAAAAGCACAAACTTCCGGAAAATAAAACAGTCTTTGATTCTATATGCCATTAAAATAGATGAGTTTGATGTGGGCGAAGGTACGATTAATGCGATGCAGATGTCAATCGAATCAATTTTGCAAATGGTATTCTTCGATGATTTGCTTACGAACATGGAAATGGCGTACAAGATATGTCCAGCTCTGACTGTTCATGTCATTATTAGGGCAATGGACCCTGGGAATGCTGGTAAAAAACAAAGGGAATTGTTGGTAACAGCCAACGAGAGGTGTGTATCGATAATTAAATATGGTCCAATATATGCCAATATAATGCAACAACACAACATGCGATTATTAGAGTCAGCACGTTTTTTGTTGGTATACAACAAAGATTTTAGGTCAGATATCATTTATGGATCTGGAGGTGTTAAGTGGACACTTGAACAGGGGAAAATCGTGAATACACCAGATGAACCGATTATCGTTAAATTATGTAGGTTAATAAATACTCTTCCAAGCAGAGAATTAGATGATACATTGTCTGACAAAGATACAGTTACTTGGACAAAGATTAAAAAAGGTATTGAATATATTTTCTATCGAAATGAATGGTTTGAGAATAGTTTAGATGAAAATCTATACATATTAGCAGTATATTATGAACATGAGCTAATTAATAGACATTGTCTAGAATTACTAGCTGGATTGTTCAAGGAAAAAATGTCATCAACGAAGTCAGACATATGTCCTGATGATTTTATTGACACGTGTAAATGTAGTGAATTAATGCTTTGCCGTGATGCGAAAGTATGTCCTCAATCAATGGACCAAATACCTGCCAAATATAGGACTGAATGTAGACCATTTCAGTCAGGGGGTAAGAGATGATTATTAAATGGCAGAAAATATGTAAAATAAATCCGTTGATGATGATCAAAATAATTGATATCGAAAATTCTATGAAATGACTCAAATATAACTCACAAACCAACAAATTTATGAGTTTATTGTCCATACTTTCGGGAACAATTCACCAACAAACTATCCATGAATATTGGTACCAAGACCAAGACCAATATTGGTCATAATATTTACACATATTATGACACTTTCTCTCATAATTTTCTTGTTTATTGGGCGGAAAATTTGATTTGACTAATTGTCTTGGTTTTGACCTTTATCAAATTATTGTAATGACACAAATCATTGATCATTTATACATTGGTGGTATTCAAGATGTCAATGATGCTTTCATTAAAACCAACCAAATTCAAACTGTTATCAATGTTGCGAAGGAATGTTTATATGAATTATCAACTGTTACTGACCAAAACGATATAAAGTATTATCACTTCGAAATCGTGGACGATGAGATTTATGATATATCAGAAGCACTATACATTATTTCGTCAATTATTAACAAATCAATCAATAAAGGATCCATCCTGATTCATTGCATGGCAGGTGTGAGCCGATCACCCACATTTGTTTTGGCATATCTGATTAGATATACGTTCACGGATCTTGCCGTATCATTCCATAATGTAAGAAAAAGTCGCCGGGTACTACCGAATCCCTGTTTCATGAAACAATTGATGAATTTTGAGAAAGAAGTACTGGGATCAAATTCATATTCATCATATATAGATGAATATACAACATTCTTTATTATGAATAGTCTTCAGATAGATATATCTGAACTAGATGATGTGAGAAATATTTATATAAATAGTGACAGAAATATTTGGGAAACAGTCAGGCGATACACCTCTAAAACAAGGTAAGAGACCACCATATATTCATCTCATTGTCACCTTAATGAATAAAGTAAACTCTATCGTTTACTTCTATCTAATGTGTAAATTACTATGTTGGTATTAAACCAAAAACAATATACTAATTTCTGTATGTGTTGCGTGTGAAATTGAAATTAAAATTATATGTATAATTTTATAATTGATCATATGTCTGATAAAAAAGAGATTTACAATGGTTGTATTGGTATTGATTTGGGAACCACCTTTTCTTGTGTTGCTGTATGGGTGAATGATCATGTCGTGATTATACCAAACGATTTGGGTAACCGAACGACACCTAGTTGGGTAGCATTTATTGGAACTGAGAGACTGGTTGGTGAAAATGCCAAACAACAATCTAGTACCAATGCTAGGAGAACCATGTATGATATCAAACGTATTATTGGAAAACAATATAATGATCCTGCATTACAAGATGATTTGCGACATTATTCTTTCATAATTAAACCAGATAACCAAGATAGACCAATTATTGAAGTTGAGTTTGATGATGGTATCAAAACTTTTAAGCCGGAAGAAATTTCAGCAATGGTTCTAGCCAAAATGAGATCTAGTGCGGAAGAATATCTCGGGAAGAAAGTGGTCGATGCGGTGATCACGGTACCCGCCTATTTCAATGATGCCCAACGGACAGCGACTAAAAATGCTGCCCAAATTGCGGGACTTAATTGTCTAAGAATTATTAATGAACCGACTGCTGCTTGTTTATGTTATGGATTACATAACATAGGTATTAGTAATGTGATCATTTTCGATCTTGGTGGTGGTACACTAGATGTTTCACTACTGGAGTTAAATAATGGTATTTTTGAAGTCAAAGCTACTTCTGGAAACACTCACCTAGGGGGAGAAGATTTTGATAATCGTTTGATGACCCATTTACGTAATATCTTTGAAACACAACAAAAAATCAAGATACCAGACAACTGTATTAAATCATTGAGAAAATTAAAAAATGTTGCCGAAACCACAAAGAATCAATTATCTCAATTACAATCAGTTCGCGTCGAAATTGATTCATTATATGATGGGGTCGATTTCCACTGCCAAGTAACAAGAACTACATTTGAAGCTCTATGTATTGACCTATTTAACGATTGCATGGAACCACTTAAAAAAGTATTAAATGATGCGGAAATTGAGAAAAAAGATGTCGATGAAGTCGTTTTAGTTGGTGGTGCAACACGTATTCCGAAAGTTCAAGAAATTCTAACCAACTTCTTCGATGGTAAACAGTTGAATAAAAGTGTCAACCCTGACGAAGCTGTTGCATCTGGTGCAGCAATCCAAGGTACCATTCTATCAAAATCTGATGCAAGTGGAACAACTAAAGACTTGTTATTGGTCGATGTCATTCCATTATCATTAGGTATTGAAACGACCGGAGGCTTAATGGCAACAATTATTCCGAGAAATTCGACTATACCTTGTGAAAAATCATCAATGTTTTCAACAGTTGAAGATAATCAATCTAGTGTTCTAGTTCAAGTATATGAAGGAGAACGCAAATTTACAAAAGATAATCATCTCTTAGGAACATTTGAATTGAAAGGAATTCCGAAGGCAATTAGAGGCGTGCCTAAAATTGAAGTCACATTCAAGATGGATGCAAACGGTATTCTAAATGTCACTGCTTTTGAGCAGGAGAGTCAAGCGACTCAAACAGTGACAATTACTAAAGAAAGCGGGCGATTAACTGAAGAAGAGATACAGAAAATGATTGAGGATGCTGATAAGTATCGCGGTGCTGATGAACTTAAAAAAGAAGTAGTCGAATATCGTAACACATTTGAAAAATATTTGAGAGCATCCCAGACAACAATTAATGATTCCGAATATCAAGACGCTTTAACAATAGATGAGAGAAGTTATGCAAATCAGTTAATTTTGAACACTATTGATTGGTTAAATGCTGTTGATCCCAGTACAAATGAACCATCCGATCGTAAAAAAGAAGAAATTATTGAGTGTAAACAATCCGTTGAATATTATTTGAAACCGATCGTTAACAAAGTTTATGCAAGACAAATTTCGGTGGGTGGACAAAAAAACGATAATGAAGACAAACCAACCACTGCAGCACAACTCAATAAAATCTTGACTGATTTTAATGGCGACTCTTCACAGGTATCAAAAAATCCTGCTCAAGCTCCTGTTCAACCTGTAAGTAAAACTCAAAGTCGGGTTAAAATGTCAATACCTGTAATAAAGACACCTTCTATCAGATTAAAAATCAAAGCCAAAAGTAAACATTGATAGTTTAAATATATTTCTTGTCTGGATAAGTCAGCAAACCAGATGAACCAACTGACTTGCTTTGTCGGTTGGTAATTTAGAAAGATAATTGGGAACACTTTGAGTATCGAGTGGTGAAATGCCTTGAAGCATACACATTACGGATAAAGCAGACCCTGGAGCATCATTATTTTCTTCTTTTAACTGTGTAACTTGCCATCATTGAACATCATTCATAGCTCTGTGATGAAGGCTCTTAAGTGCTATGTCATATAACTTCTCGTAGATGTCACAAGATTCATCTGTCTCATTATCTGGATACTGAGGAAAAGTATCATGATTATCACGGTAAGTTCCAAGGTAAACTTTATCAGTGTCTGGGCGGAATTCCACATAATACAGATCATAGCTTCCTTCTAAATCAAAATATAGTCGAGGTAGGGAGGGCTCATCATCAAATTCAAGATTTTCGAGAGTTCCCATAAATCATTGATATATTCACCATCAAGATAACTTATGAATTTAGAGGGTGTCCAGAAATACAACATTGGTAAAAATTCAAAAGTGATTTACTATTCTTTCCAGTAAATCATTTTTGAGTCATATCTATCAATGTAGTATCTGATTATTTTAGAGGGTGTCCGGAAATACAACATTGGTAAAAAATTCAAAAGTGATTTACTATTCTTTCCAGTAAATCATTTTTGAGTCATATCTATCAATGTAGTATCTGATTATTTTAGAGGGTGTCCAGAAATACGATCTTCGTTGGAAGAATTAAAATAATTTGTATTTTATATTCTTGCTTAAAATCGGATTCAATGTTTGATTTTAAGCAAGATTATTCGATAGTTTCTCAAAATTATCCTCAACCAAATTCTATAAGGATACGTTTGATCACTTAAAATCTACCTTCATTCAGCGGATTTCGGATGTGATTGAACAGCACAAAAAGCAACATGTGGTCGGAAAAGAACCATTGATTTGAAGCAAGTCCTCAATGGTATGTTTTTATGGCTGATAATGGGATGAAGATATCCTACATTAAAGACCAGTTCGGGATTGCAAAAAACACATATTACTATTATTTTAATTTGATTGCTAAATACCAAATACTCGAACAACTGTATCGAGAATTGATTGTTGAAAATACTACCTTAGGTAAGAATGATTTCGTAATTACTGATACATTCACTGTGAAATCCATGGACGGATCACAAGGATTAGGCAGAAACCAACTGATCGAGGAAGAAAAGGACTCAAAGTGTCTGTGATCTGTGACCAAAATTTAGTCACGCATGCCGTACATGTGGGTGGTGCTCACATTCATGATGCTCAAATCTGACCAGAGACCATTGATGTATCCATGACAGATCTGATTGGTTTGAATTGTTTGGCTGATTCAGGATCTGCCGGCCGCAGATCTATTGACCAGATGGAGCACAAACA